ACACGCCCACTAATTATAGCTAAGCTAGAAGAATTTTTTAGAGAGGAGAGTGTAGTAGTTCGTAGTAATCGTTTGATTGATGAATTATTTACTTTCATCTACAATAATAATAGAGCCGAAGCAATGACAGGATATAATGATGATTTAGTCATGTCCTTTGCTATTGGTTTGTGGGTTCGTGATACTGCATTACGATTACGAACTGAGGGAATTGAATTAACAAAAAAGACCTTAAACAGAATGCAAGATGTTGATGGTCTTTATACACCAGAAGAGAACAAAAATGATTCTTGGGAATGGGATGTAGATAAAAAGAAAGAGTCATTAGAGTGGCTCTTGTAAGTGAGGTAAAAAATGGCAGACAAAACATTATTCGGTAGACTGAGACGATTGTTCTCAACAAATGTTATCGTAAGGAATGTCGGTGGAAAAAAATTAAAAGTAGCAGATACTGAACAAGTGCAGGCAGCAACAAAGTCACACTTGGTTGATAGGTATTCAAAACTACATAGTGGATTGGATATGGCAAATAGTGGATATTCAAGTTTTGCACAATTACAACAAGCAAGATTAGGATTATTCAAAGATTATGAAACTATGGAAGCTGATTCCATTATCGCATCTGCACTTGATATTTATGCTGATGAATCTACAATGAAAAATCCATATGGTCAAGCATTAGAGATTCAAAGTGATAATGATAATATAAAACAAATCTTACATAATTTGTTCTATGATATCATGAACATTGAATTTAATCTATGGCCTTGGACAAGAAACCTCGTAAAGTATGGAGACTTCTTTTTATACTTAGATGTAGAGGATAAGTATGGTATCACAAATGTAATACCAATATCTTCATACGAATTGGTTCGTTCAGAGGGAGAAGACCCAGAAAATCCATATTATGTAAAGTTCTATATGGAATCACAAGAATCACAACATCCTTATTTTACTCGTTCAAGTAATGGTAAAAAAATAGAATTTGAAAATTTTCAAATTGCACACTTCAGATTAGCAAGTGATAGTAATCTAATGCCTTATGGTAAATCTATTTTAGAAAGTGGTAGAAAGGTTTGGAAACAATTAACTCTTATGGAAGATGCTATGTTAATACATAGAATCATGAGAGCACCAGAAAAAAGAGTATTCAAAGTAGATATTGGAAACATACCACCGAATGAAGTTGATAACTATATGCAAAGAATTATCAACAAAATGAAGAAGACTCCATTTATGGATGACCAGACAGGTGATTATAATTTGAAGTTCAACATACAGAATCTTACAGAAGACTTCTTTATGCCAGTTCGAGGTGGAGATAGTGGTACAAATATCGAATCACTACCTGGAATGACTTATGAAACTACAGAAGATATTGAATATCTAAAGAATCGTTTATTGGCTGCACTTCATGTACCAAAAGCGTTCTTAGGATATGAAGAGGGATTAGGTTCAAAAGCAACATTAGCAGCAGAGGATGTTAGATTTGCTCGTACTATTGAAAGAGTTCAAAGAATTCTTGTTAGTGAGTTAACTAAGATTGCTGTTGTACATTTATACTCACAAGGGTATACAGATGCAGAGTTGGTAAACTTTGAACTAAACCTAACAAGTCCATCTACAATTTATGAACAAGAAAAGATTGAATTGTGGAGTAATAAAATAAATCTTGCTCGTGATATGAAAGATAATAAGATGATGAGTACGGAGTGGATTTATAAGAACATCTTTAACTTTTCTGATGACCAAATTGATACAATGGATAAAGAGTTGGTACATGACCAAAAAACTAAATTCAGATTTGACCAGATTGAATCAGAGGGTAATGACCCAGCAGATAGTGGTGAATCAGTAGGTACACCAAGTGATATGCAATCAGGTGGTTTTGACCAAGAATCAAAATCAGGTTCAGTATTTAAAGACGAGGGTGGTGCACCAGAGGGTGGATTTGATGGAGCAGGAAGACCAAAGGAAGTTAGTAAATATAACAAAGATGGTAGTGCAAGAGGTAGAGAACCACTTGGTAGACCAAAGATTCCGATGGCTTTAGCACATTATGATGGTTTGAAAAAATCATTTGGTAAACAGGCTAGAAAAGTTTTGAAAGAAACTATGGATAGTGAAAAAATTAATGAGGAATATAAAGATTTCAAGGAAGATAAATAACGATTTCTTGAAAGTTTTATATTTATATATGGTACGAATAAATAAAAATATTGGAGTGTTTGATGTCAACCCAAAAGAAGCATAATAAAATAAAAAATACTGGTATACTTTTCGAGTTACTTACCAGACAGATTGCAGTGGATGTAATGAATGATAAAAAAGATTCACCTGCTATAAAAATCATAAAGGAATTTTTCAATAATAAATCCCAATTGGGTAAAGAAAATGAACTTTATAAGATTTTGGTCGAAAAAAAGTACAAAAATTTAAACCAAGCTGAGATATTAATCGAAGCAGTGATTAAAAATCGTAGAAAATTATCAAATCGTAGATTAAGAAATGAAAAATACAATTTGATAAAAGAAATCAAAGAAAACTATGGTGTAAACGCGTTTTTTAATTCAAGAATTCCAAACTATAAAGTATTAGCATCAGTTTATACTTTATTTGAAAATGAATCTGTAAAAGAAGTAGTAGATTCTGTAGAGGAAACAGATTCAAAAATAACTATATTAGAAGCAATCACAGACACAGACATCAAATCAAACAAATCTTCTAATAAAGTGTTAGAGTCGTACCAAACTCAAGATACGGATGTAAGATTATTAACTTATCAGTTATTAGTTGATAAATTCAATAAAAAATACACAAATCTAAATGAAGCTCAAAAAAATCTATTGAGGGAATACATCAATAACTTATCAAACACTAATTCTTTGAGAGAATTCATAGATTCTGAAGTTACAAAAGTAAAATCTAAATTAAAATCACATCTAACAAGAATAGATGACAAGATTACTAAAATAAAACTTTCTGAGGCAATCAAACATACTGATACCTCAATTGGTGGTAAGTTAGTAAAGGATTCCCATGTTGTGGCTTTGATGAGATACTATGAGTTAATCAAGGAGTTAGACAATGTCCACCAAAATAACTAAAACAAGATTTAAAGAAATACTCAAACACCTTATTCGTAAGGAAATAGAAGAAGTATCCACGACTGTATCTGCAGGTGGAGAGAGTGGAACTGGTATTCATTATGATACACCTAAAGCGTTCTCTACTGGCTCTGGTCATCCAACAGATGGTGAAGTTGGTGGATATGAAAAGGTAAAAGAACAAGTTAATGAGGTAATGTTCGCAGTTAAAGTTGATAAGGGAGATGGTAATGTAATACAAACTATCGTTAACGCATCATCTAAATCACAAGCTAAAGCAAGAATTGCAAGAATACTTAAAGGTGGATTGAAGGCAATTAAAGATGTACAACGAGTTCAACCATCACTTGGTAAACAAATTGATAAAAAACTTGAATCAGTAAACGAAGGTCGTTATCACGATTGGAGAAACGACGAAACCTTAACACCAAAACAAAAAATTGGTAAAAGTATTCGTGAAGTTAAAAACTCACTAAACGAGTTAGATAAGATGGTTAAGATGGCAGTTAAATTAAAAACCGAATTAAATGTTGATTCAAACTCGTATTGGAAAAATACACATAAGGCAATCACAAAGATTTCAGAAAGATTAGTCAAGATGGCAAACAAAGTAGGGAACTTAAAATGAACGATAAATATTTAAAAGAATCGATTGATATCTTAAATAGAAAGTTTGGTGACCCGTTACCTACTCTTGAAGATACCATGAAATGGCATAAAGAGCAAAAATTAAAAGAATTAAAGTTTGGTTCAAAAGCACAATACGATAAGTATAAAAAAGACCATATCATCAAACCAGGTACAGAGATTGAGATTGATGGTAAAAAATCTGTAGAAAAAGGTGAAGCAAAACCAAATAAAAAAGTTGATAAACAGATGTCTAAAGCAGCAGATGATGCAAACGCTAAGATGGATGCAGCAGAAAAAGCAGCAAAGAAAAAGATGAACTTTCAAAGAGAGGGTACATTGATGGAAAACCCAGTCGTTGCAGCAGCAGTAGCTGCAGCAATGCAACAACAATCTATCTCTAATCCAAAAACTAAAAATAAAATAAAACTCTCTACTGCAATAAAATCTAAAGATTCGGCAATTGCTGAACCTGCTAAGAAAAAAGCAAAAAGTATCATACAAAGAATTAAAGATAAGTTCAAAGGTAAAGAAAAATCTGAACCTAAGAAACAATCTAAATCAGATGCAGATTTCTACAAAAGACAATTTACTGGTGAGGTACAAGAGGGACCAGATGAT